CCAGAAGTCAGGAAGCCAGTACCTGTGGTCACGTTGATCGCAATGGTGTTTGCAGACCACGAACCAAAAGTTTGGCTAACCACGTTCTGATCCAGTTTCCAGTTCACGCCAGCGGAATCACGACCCATCAAGCCCTTGCGATACTGCTCGCCAATAGCTTCTTGGGGCACGAAAAGACCCTTGAGGCTGTCAACGATAGTTGCAGAGGTGAACGGCTCAATGATGACCGAACGGCGACCGTCACGGGGAGCGCCTTCGCTGTCCAGGTAAGCACCAGCGGTCAGATAAGTAATCAGACCAGTGGGAGGCGTACCGGCAGTACCAACGATGTTGGCGGTGTTCAGGTTAGCCATAACCATACCATCGCGGTCAATCTTATTGGCGATTGCAGCAACAGCGGGTTTCAACACGCGGTCAGAGAACATATCCAGCGACAGAGCCAAGTCCTGAGTGGTGAACTGGGTATCAACGTGGAACTGAGTCGACAGGGTAACAGGCACGCTTGTTTCGTTGAAATCTTCAACATTCAAGGCAGGGCCAGTTGTTCCTATGAACCTACCTGGTTTTCTTACATTTACGGTATTGCCGATTTTCGCACCAACACACTCTGTTACTTCAGCTTTCGCTTACTGACCCTTTCGGGCGGGGTAAATTCTTCGATCTACCCTCTCCGGCTTCTTTTGTTATACCAGAGTTCAGACTATCGCATCCTCCGTAGAGGCCTTCCCACTTAGTCGTTCAGGCTGCACAGATTTCTCTTGCTTGCCCCCTGTCGCCCACTGCTGGGCTTCCAAGTCAATCAGGGATGGTTTTCCTAACCCTCAAAGGGCTAGGCCGCTGTCATTTAACGGCAAATTGGTCGTCGTAGTTACGGTCTACTTCACTTGTGAACGTAAGTTCATTTTCCAAAACCATCAACGCTTCGTTGGTGATCTTGGAGATCGTTAGCAAATTGTTTGCCATGATTTTTCCTTAAAAATAAAAACTATCGAATTCGACCAGCTTTACGGGCCGCTTTCCACGCTTGATAACTTCCATGAAACTGACCATCTGAGCCAATTTCAACGTCTTTAGCGCTTCCAGCATTCCGAATCGGGCTGATCGGAGGTGGTGCTTTACTTTTGCCGACAGGATTACTAGGCTTGGTTTCAGTTTGCTTCTCAAACCTCGCTTCCAACTTACCAATCTCGCGTAGCGCGGCAAATGGCGACATTGAGGCTATCTTTTGTGCAAGATCGTCCTCTTTGGCTAAGTGATACAGGATTTGTGGGCCTACGTCACTCTCCAAAATGGCATCACGAATGGGGTCGCTTACCGCAACACCACTTGAGGCCACCATGTCATCAAAATCGGGAATATCGGCTTTCGCTGCTGCAACCTTCTGCGCCCAGGTAGAAATTACTTTCTGCCGCGCTTCGTCTGCCCTGCGCTCCAAATCTTCCTTATCTCGCCTAACCAATGCCTGCTCAGCCGACCAATCTGCTAATGCCTCTGCATATTCAAAAGCATCCGTAAATTGGCTCGGTTGAGGCTTTTCATCAACCGCTTTAGCCTGTTGGGGCTGTTGCTGCTGCTTAATTGCCGCTAACTCAGCTTCCAGCTTTTGCCTTGCTTCACGTTCCTGCGCCGCTTCTTGACGGGCCTGTTCGCGTTGCTTGGTTATCTCTGAAAACCGTTTTTCGAGTTTCGGATTCTGTTTCCGTTCCTCTGTCGGTTTCGCTTCCTTTTCTGCTCCTGATTCACTCCCATCCTCGCTTTCTGTCGGCTCTGAAGGAGTATTCTCAACTTCAGCCTCGGCAGGCGCTTGATCGGCTAAACCCATACGGTTTGCATAAAATTCCGCTGCATTCTCGCTAGTCAAAACTTGACCGGCTTCTTTTTCACTTGACATGAGTTTCCTCAAGATTTTTACCCAGTTAAAACCTAACTGGTAAGGTTGTGTGGTTTATACCACAAATTTATTTTTGCCCAGGAACTTTGCCTGTTTTTTCTTCAAATTCGTTTTTTGCAGTTGCGTGTAACCAATGATGTATTTCATTTTTCTTTAATTTTGTAACAAATTCTTTTTTAGGCCAATGAATAACGTCATAATTTGCTGCCGTTTCTTTGCCATTAGCAGGGACACCAATGTGACTTGCATCGCCACTTCTAAGAACTTTTACACCATTAACTTCTGTCCAATCAGGCAATGGAACATCTTTAATTACTCTATTGAAATGTTCAGTTGCTTCTTTTCTGCCTTCATCTGACATTTTTTTAAGCATATCAAAATGTTTTTTTACTGCACTTAAATTTTTACCTTGATTATCAAATCTTGGATTGCGTTTTTCCATTTCGGCTTTATCAAAAGCCGCTTTGTTTTCCGATGTAACAATTTCCCGAGCCATTAAATTGCCCTTTCAGTAGTTTCCAACGATGCCGCATGAGCCGCTGCCTTGTCCAAATGGGCCAGCAATAAGGCAACCTCGGCCTTCATGCGTTCAATTTCCAGTTGGGTTTGAGTTTTCAGCACAGTATCGTGGGCCGTGGTTTCGACCTTGAGCTCCATTTCCTTATGGCGCTCGGCGTTCTTCAATTCAATATCGTGGGCGCGGTTGGTTTCTTTAATCAATACGCGCTTGGTTTCGGCATCCTGCTTGACCTGTTCAATGTCCTGGCGCTGCTTGATAACCATTTGCAATTGCTGTAGCTGCTGCTGCATTTGCTGCATTTGGGCCTGATTTGCCTTGAGTTGCATCTGAACTTGGGGCGGCACAGGCGATTTATCGTCAATTTGCGACATGGGATTGGAGGCGGCAAGACGGTCGGCAATGACCTCTGCGCCAGGGAAATCCATGTTTCGGAACACCAAATCGCCCGCAACTTTGAACAAATCGGGGTTGCCGGTGACCAATGGCATCATTGCCTCGACTGCCGCTTCCCGCTTGGAATTGAAGCCTGGGCCGGTATCCATCACCACGTCATACTGCCCAACAGTCATGTCGTGCATCACTTTGTAAACGCCTTCTGCGTCTTGGCTTGGCTTGTTAATCTCCACCAAATCAGGCTTGCCATCATCCCCAATAATCCGCATGACCCGCTGCGAGTCGTAAATATGCGGAATCAAGTCAAGAATTATCTTGCCGGTCTGAGCGATAGATTTTGTAAGGTTGTCGTAAAAGTCGAAATTGGTTAGGTCAACTTGTTGTTGCTGCCCATTTAGTGCCTTGCCGGAGATATTGCCTGGCAATTGCTGGGACGGGTCGTAAATGCCCATCAGGGTAGCAATATCGGTGTTTATTCCTGCGGCAGCTGCCATGACACCAGACGGCGGCGGCTCGGGCTGGAGGCGCTGGGGAGGTGGCGCAGGCTGACCGTCAATGTCGGTTTGCTTGTAGCGCAGCAAGGGGAACGATTTGACGTTAGCCGATGCCCACTCGCTTTCGTGGCCCTCATCTTGTCCTTCTGCCATTACCCACTTGGCCTTGGGCGCAAGAGCGACCGATTCCGTGATGGTGGTCTGCCAAAAGTTGTACATCCGTTGTGCATCTTTAGCGTGGCGAACCATGCCAAACTTGTGGCGCTTGTCTCCAATGACTACATGGCGACCGTAAACCGGCACGACAGGGATGTATTGACCAGGCCAATCGCGTTCTTCGATCACCTCAACGGCGGTCAGCTTTTTCCACTTAATTGTCCGCTTATAGGATTTGCGCTCACCAATGATCTGAATGCCTGCAGCCTCAAGACGGGCGCGGAAGTCTTTGCCCTCGGCAAACGTGGATGTTCCATTGCTTAGTTGGTACAGGGTGGCAGATTCGCGGTGGACGTAGAAATACTCGGCAAGGCGAATATCCTCTTTGGTAATCCATTCCGACTGACTATCTCCTGTACCACGCTGGGTGAAAGACGTTCCATCGTCATTGTCGGGGTACAGCTTGCGGAACTTTTCCTTGCTCATCATTGTTGTGATTAAGCAACGCTCTGCGTCTGAACCGTCTACGCGCTCAGAATTGGGGTCAAAGTAAACGGTGAATGGGTTGGGAATCGCATCGATGTAGATTTCTTGGTCGAACGAATCCTCTTTGACGTAATTTGTGGTTACGCGCCAAAAGCCCCAACCCATTCGAACGGCGTGGTCAAAAGCGGTGTCGTATGCGTTGTCCGCGTTGGAATTGACCTCAATGTGGCGGCACATTCCCTCAATCACTTCGGCGGTCTTTACGTCCGCTTCGTTGTTTGTGGCGTGAACCTTAATGCGGGGGCGCTGCTGGCGCTGCTGATTGGTAACTTGTCGGCAGTAACCGTCCAGCTTATTGATTGTCAGGACAGGACGCGATTCAAGATTGCGGGAATTTTGCAGTTCAACGGGCCATTGGTCGCCATTGACAAACTTCAAATCCTCCAGACCTTCCTGGCGATTCATGGTGTCTGCGTCATTGCAGAGTTTGAGGAAGTCAATCGCTTCGTCAATTATCGGGTCAATATCCATTTAGGCCATCCATGACTGTGGTGCGTTGTAGGTCGGTTTCGCTACCCGTTTCTTCGGCTCATTGACAACTAACCCTAGCATTCTGAACGCATCTGCCCCGTGCGAATACTCATCGTGGACGGGGTTTTTGCTGAACATTTTTGTCTCAGGGTCAACGTCAAACCGATAATGTCGCAAACATTGTAGCCCATCTGCGCAGTTTTCCCTATCAAACCAGCAATTTCTGAAAAGCGTCCTTGCGGCGTTAATACTATCAGGAATGGGCGTTCTTGGGATAATTTTCGTTTTATAGCCCGATGCCCGCACAATTTGGTCAATAGAACGCCCTGCCGCTGCGAGGGTCTTATTCTCTGCATCGTGTGGCAGCCATAGTGTATCGTATACATAACCGTAGGTTTGCATCTTGGCCAAGTAGTCGGAAATGGTCTTTTGGCTGTCCTCATGGTAGCGAATCAGGCGGGTTTCCATCCCAATGAACTGGACAAACCATATTGCCGTGGCATCCGACCAACCCAAGTCAAAGACGGCATGAACGGGTTTGGTAGCGTCATAAGCGACTTTGGTAATCCGTTGCTCCAAGTCTGCCATCTGCATCTCGCGGGCAAACACAGCACCATCCACTGTTTGGCGGCAGATTCCCTCCCAAACGGTGTTGTACGCCTCGATGTCCCTGTCCCGCAGGGAATTCTTCTCTAACTCTAGGGTTTCGGGAAACCAAGGGTTGTCCGACCAGTTAATCTTTTGGACTACTGAATTCTCAGGCGGGTGGATAACAAACCGCTGGTAAGTCTCATCCGTCTCCAACTCAGGGTTAAACGTAACCCATATCTCAGAATCCTGCTTACGAATCGTAGGAATTAAGACATTCCACGACAGGCGGCTGGTCGTTTGGGCTTCTTCCACCCAGCAAATATCCACGCCTTCGTAGGATTTGACGTTAGCTACGTTGTTCTTAAGGCCGACAAAGGAGAATTCCGTCCCATTTTTGCCCCGAATGCTGGCCTGGGTAATCTCATAGAACCCATCAAGGCGCAG